GGTTTTGACAAGCTGGAAACCCGATTGTTCAATGAAAGCTCAAAAGCTATTTTTGAAAACTTGGAAGACGGCGTATTGCACTTTGCAGAAACGACCGAGCTTATGGCTATCGATTTAGACTTGCCGAGATCTTTGGATATTAGGCTACGTCTCACTGCTAAAGAGTATGCCAAGACGTCAGACGAGCTTCTGTGCTGTTGCTTGGTGCAGTCGTTTACCGTGAGTGTGTAATCATCTTCATCCCCTTAGAAAGCCATCCTTGTGATGGCTTTCTTATTATTGAGTAATAATAATGTATGAATTCATTATAAGTTTTGTAAAGACTACGATTGGATTGAGTGATACTTCACGTAAACAACACTACATTACGCCCACAGCTGATGCGCTGGCGTTGATCGATTGGTTAGTTGAAACCACTGGTTATAAGCCAATTGACTTAGTCTTTCCTATTAATGGAAAGGGATGGTGCATCCCGTCTAAGTATATGGGATACGAGGGTTATGGTACTGGCAAAAACTCACAAGTCAAACACGCTAGATTGACACGTATTCTAGAAGTAACTGATGCCAGTCTGGCTATTCAGATTAAATTGAAATTTGGTTTACCAGAAGTGGCCGCCATAGTCGCTAACAAGGGTGTGATGCCTCGCTAAATATCTCACATGAGATATAACGAAATTACCCTAACTGAAAAAAGAGCAGCTCCCCTTTATCACTGGCTAGATAATGAGAAGGCACACTACATGCTGACTCATGATGCGATGTTGGGTAAGTGGGATCACTATATGCCAATTGAAGGTCAATCCTTCCAAGGCAATTCTTTCACCAGAAATTCCAAGCTGAATCTAGAACACTGTAAAATGCGAATCACAGTGGATCAAGGAAAGCTTGCGAGTCGTTTTAAAATAATGCCTACTGATGGCAACTACGTCTTTCACTCCAGTCGAGCCCGCAAGGATTCCAAGGATGGCAACGTTGACATGAGTCGATACAATTACCTGCGTGATCGAACGCATTCAAGCAGTGAAGCTTACAACTTTGCAGAAGAGTTTGTTGTTGGTGATATCACCAACATTCACCTATACATTACTGAACTGTTTGTTGATAATTTGCGGTATATATTTGATGAAGAACAGATTCAAGAATATTGTACCAAGTATGGCATCAAGCTGGTAATGAAGGCACCACCAAAACGTGATAATGACTACGATGACGACGAGTAAACGTCAATAAAAGTTTTGGCATTTGCCAGTCTTACAGTAGAATGCGAGTATTCAAGGGAATTGCTAATGCTTACTGTAGAAAACCTCCTAGACTCATTGTTGTTTTTAGTTCATAGCGGTGTGGAAAATCGCGACTGGAACATTAGCTTTATATCAAGCGTGGCCCAGCACGTTCACGCAGGACGGGCCTTGACTATCAATCAAGGCAAAACAGTAGTAAAATTGGCTGCTAATCATATAAGCAAAATTGCGGATCATCAACATACCGATGTGAATGCAATCAAACGAGCCATACAATCTCCAACCTACAAGTCTACGCCAGTAGAAAGTGCAAACGTCAAACGTGAAGTTCGTTACCTTGGTGGTAATCATTTAGCGTTTCGATTCAAGATGGATCCAACGGTTATAGCCGAGTTGAAAGCGTTAAAGAGTTCATCATTATCTAATGATCGAAGTTCCTTTAACCAAGAACTGCGCATCTGGGTGGTATCAGTGTCAGCAGCCAATTTGGAAAAACTATTTGCGATCATCAAGAACCATAAATTCGAATTTGACGAAGACGTGTTGCAGTACATGTTAAAATGTAGCAATAGTAAGGGCAAATCACCTTCGTTTACCTACGACAACCAAACAGGCAACATCGTTGTTGAAGTAGTGGACAATCCAATTCTGGAAGATATCATCAGCATGGTAATGGGTGGCGAAGTATTATGATTCACACGTATGAAGTAGTTCCAACAGCGGCAAATGCCCGTAAGATGGTTCGTATTGCGCACATTATGAACCTTAACATCGATCCAGTTATTAATGATCTAGCTGAGTTTGATCTATACGATACCGAGGCATTCAAGCAGACGCTACCAGAGAACCAGCAAGAGGTATTGACCTCTGAACGCTGCGCGTTTATCAAGTATGCTCATGATAACGACTATCGTTGTATCGTTGGTGGCTTGATGCAATTAGAGACGTTTAAGAACTTGTATTTTGCGGCAGTGGCTTCAGGTATAAAGCCAATCGTATTTCATGTTCAAGATGACAATGATCGGAAGCGAGCAGTCATTAACTTTCTAAATTCATATAATGTCAAACATCAAGTGATTGATGATCAGTTTCACGAAATCACCGAAGATGTGGTTGTGGTGAAAAGTAACCATCTGTCGCATAATTTTTTACGAATTGCTAGAACTGGTATACTGTTACATCAGGCAATTGACGCCAATTCAAATAAGTTTGTACAAGTAAATGCCATGGAATCCATAGCGCTTGAATTCAAGCACTGTGTAATTGGTATCACTATCAATCAAATGTCGCGTGCGAATGCTGCGTATTTTACCCAAACACATAGCTTCAAATGGTGGGAATCGCAAAACTTCCAAGATGCATTTAATGCATTATATCCAAAGAGTACCATGATCAAAGTATTTGCTACTGATCATACTGGCACGGATAATCAATTACTCAGGCTTGGATTTATTCTAAGATCTCCTGAACATTTTTCTAAAATAATGGGCATTTATATGGATTTGGCGAAGCCATTACCATCTGGAATTACCTTATAATCTGGATTAATAATTGAAGTAAAAACAAGAGCCTATCTGACTGTCTAGGCTCTTGAACATTTTGCTGATTAGAGCGAATGGCAATATAATTGCCTTTATAAGAACCGGAATAATCCGGCACTCTTCTCAGAAGAATAAGAAGAAGAATGACAGTCATTTTGAGAATCGAGGACGAGGTCAACGTTAAATTCATTGACCTCGACCCCCACACGCGACGCAAGGTCGTAGAAGCACTGAAATACTTTATACCGCAAGCACGTCACACACCAGCATATAAGCTTGGTCGTTGGGACGGCACGACTAGCTTCGCTACCGTCGGCGGAGCCACTTACTTTAATCTACTTGATCGAGTCCTGCCTATTTTGGCTGAGAACGGTTATGACTTGGAGCGCGATCTTGAAATTCAAGATATGCGTCAAGTATGGGATTTCAAGTTTGATGAAATTGACGAAGAAGTCGTAGCTGACCGTGTATGGCCCAAAGGTCACCCAGCTGAAGGTGAACCAATCATGCTTCGAGAATATCAAGCTGATGCCATCAACACATTTCTGAAGAACTTACAAAGTATTCAAATCCTGCCAACTGGTAGTGGTAAGACACTTACTACCGCGGTACTTAGTATCCAAGTAGAGAAATATGGCAGAAGCTTGGTTATCGTTCCAAGTAAAACCTTAGTAGTGCAAACAGAAATTGACTATAAGAATTTAGGTCTTGATGTTGGTGTATACTACGGTGATCGTAAGGAAGTTGGGCATACTCATACCGTTTCAACATGGCAAAGTTTGTTGGCTTTGATTAAGAAAACCGCAGCCGGAGAGGCTGAGGAATATGATATCTCGGACTTAGTGGATGGCGTTGTATGCGTTATCAACGATGAGGTACATACTGCGAAGTCAGATCAACTCAAGCAGATGCTTACTGGTGCTCTGGCGAATGTTCCAATCCGTTGGGGCTTTACCGGTACTATCCCAAAAGATGATATTAGCCAAGTATCAATCTTGGTTGGATTGGGACCTGTAGTCGGGGAATTGAAAGCTAGCACCTTGCAGGATTTGGGTGTGTTGTCACGATGTAAGGTTAACATCGTACAGATGGTTGACGATCACGTTGAATATGGTAGCTATGCTGAAGAGCATGACTATTTGGTTAACGATAAGCGTAGATTGGAATGGTTATCGAAGTTTATCGAGAAGACAAACGAAACTGGTAACACTTTGATTCTAGTTAACAACATTGAATCTGGCAAACAGATTGCAAAGTTGATTCCTGATAGCGTGTTTATTAATGGTTCAACCAAGAATGCTGCCCGCTTTGAACAGTTTGATGAAGTAAACGAAGCAAGTAACAAAATTCTAATTGCCACCTATGGTATTGCGGCAGTTGGTTTGAACATTCCACGTATTTTCAACTTGGTACTGTTTGAGCCTGGTAAGAGTTTTGTACGTGTGATCCAGAGTATTGGTCGTGGTATTCGTGTAGCTAAAGACAAAGACTACGTGGACATTTATGATATTACCAGTACATTAAAGTATAGTACACGACATCTTGCAGCTAGAAAGACCTTTTATAAAGATGCGGAATATCCATTCGAAACATTCAAGGTTGACTACTTGAAAGACATAGCAGGTTCGTCATTGGAATTGGCTAGCAAAAAAACAACTAAGAAGAAGAAATGAAAATATTATTGCCAGAAAACCATTCGTTTGACATGAACGACATTCCCGACGAAGTGGATGACCTACGCTACTGTGTTCTTGACTATAGCAACCAACAAGATGTGGACTTTTTCTTTATGCCACTTATCTTCTTGGATAACTTCCCACGACCAGCAGCAGACTTGCAGTTAGGCCCATACCGTGTACAAATGCCACTTGATTGGTCAATCATGATCGTAGACAAGATAAGCGGTGCTATGGAAATTTTGGAACTGAAGAATATCAATGATCGTGAATTTACGGCGTTTGCCATGAATCCAATTAATGGTTACATGCCACACTTCCTAGATATCACCATCCTAAATATTTACCCAGATGTAAACTGGTATTTCCCCAAGCTGAAGTATGGTCATATATTGGCCGTACCTCTTGAAGATGGAGATTCACCACTGTGTGTGTTTTTCGTAAAAGACACCAATAAGCTCCCAGAAGTTTTAGACATTACTAAGATATTCTAAAAAGAGGAAACCCCGAAGAAAGACACCTCTCTTCGGGGTAACCAACCTGTGCGTTTGGGGAGACTCAGGTAAAAATCATGGGACATATTGTTGTCCACTACAAAAATATTTATCATAAATCTCAAAAGAGATAGGGTTAATGAGCGAAACACCAAAACTAGATATTTTCGACGAGATGGCGCAAGCTGACCTGCGCAACAAGGATTTCTATGCCAATCTCGATCCGGATTTACAAAAACAATTTTCACCCATTGTAGCAATGCGTTGGTTGAGTGCAGTGCAAGACAGTTCAGTAATGAAAGACTGGTATCTCATCATGGTAAATGACGTGGTGAATTGGCACTTTTGGGAAATACGAGATCACCCAGAACTGCAATGGAAGCTTATGGCCGCCGCCGGATGTGGTCAGAAGCAGAGACATGCTTGGATCCCCATGGCGAAGCGGAAAAAGATCGGCAAGATAGCCGAATACATGCTGCGTTGGTACCCAAGTTACAATGACCAAGAACTAGCAATTATTATGGCAGGGATGGATAGAGATGGATTCGAGCAGTTTGTTAAATCAACCGGCGCAGACGATAAAGAGCTCAAAGAGCTCCTCAAAGACTACGACACCGAAAACGGAACGAGTGCCCCGAAAAAAGCCAGTAAAAAGCGAAAAGCCGATTAAATTTGAATGTGAGTTTTGTAAAAAATCATTCTCACGTGAAAGTACATTGGCTGTTCATCTTTGCACCAGTAAGCAACGTTGGTTGAGTAGAGATGAAAAGAATGTGAAAGTCGGGTTTATGGTCTACAAGAAGTTCTATGATCTAAACTATCGAAATGCGAAACCACGCACGTATGATGACTTTATGAAAAGCTCACATTACACGGCATTCGTAAAGTTTGGCAAGTACATGATGGATATCAATGCAATCAATCCTGAGTCGTTTATTGAGTTCTTGCTAAAAGCACAAGTACCGTTGAAAAACTGGGAAATGGCATTTGTATATGAACAATATATTCGTGAACTGAATAAGCGTGAGCCCGCAGATTCTGCTTTTGAACGAAATGTGTTACTGATGGAACAATGGGCTCGAGATAGTGATGCTGAGTGGACTGACTTCTTTAAGAAAGTGAACACCAATATTGCAACAAAGTGGATTATTGGTGGACGAGTAAGTCCTTGGGTATTGTATGCCGCAAGCACCTCGCAAAATCTATTCGAACGGCTTAGTGATGAACAATTGAAGATGATTGAGCAAAGTGTTGATCCACGCTTTTGGACTCGAAAGTTTGAACAACAGCCTGATGACTTTAAGTTTATCAAGGAACTATTAAGGGAAGTAGGAATATGATAACGGCCGATCAACGAGCCAGAATGTATGGTCCAAGTACTGATGCACCACCCAAGCCCCTCGTGGATGTAAACAATCCATTAGGATTAGCCATGGAGCCAGCTGGTAAATCGATTACTCTGAAGATCAAAGATATGACACTCATCGCCGCATCGGCGATGCACGTTGCTGAAGTGGAAAAAGAAGTAGAAAAACTGCAACGAATAATCAAGAATCTTGAAAGTACTCACCGGAAATTAGTGAATTCATACAACCGACTAGCCATGAATGTTCGTAATTTGGAACTAGAATTGGCCAATAAAGTGGATAAAATATTCTGATGGCAACTTCTTGTATCATTATCGATCATACCCTACAGTCTCGCCAATCCTTGTTTTTCAAACAAGTAGATTTTGATGCGATGCTTAAAGCTTGGGACAATGAAGACACTTTGTTGATTGAGTTATCCAATGCTATTGACATGTTTTCTGGTAGAACCTCATGGGGTAAATTAGATCCGTTGCATTGGCAATTTATCGTTACTACCAGTATTCGTGCGGTCTCAGAATTGTCCCATAAGGAACAGGAAGATCCCACAAATGAAGTAGTTCGCAGTTTGCATTTGATGATTATGGGATTTGTTCTTTGTCTAGAACAACGATGTGGCTATGCTACTATAGAAGCGTTAAAGATAACCAGATTGGCAGAACTCGACTGTTCCTTTGACTTCAGTATTAGTATGGCGACCGTACGGGTAGCCGAAGAAAAACCAAAGCCAACATTCTCAGTGATTGTTGACAATACCGATAAAAAATAAAATGAGTGGTCAGACAGATATTGACATGGATTTTGCTGATCGCAACGAAGCGCTCAAACATTTGCTCCATATTCCAGCTTCAATGCATGGTCGTGATGGGAACTACGTTAGGCACAATTCTGGCGTTTATTTTCAGAATATTCCAATTAACCCCTTTACTCAATTGGCTAGTATCCCATACGAAGAAGCGGATCAACTTGGTTACTTTAAGTTGGACTTTTTGAACAACAGCATCTACGCCCATGTTCGAGATGGTGCACATCTTGATGAATTACTTGCTCGAGAACCAGAGTGGTCATTACTTGACGATCCTGAGTTTGTGGAAATGCTGGCTCATATCCATAATCACTTTATTGTGGTGGATACAATTAAACCCAAAAATGTTACTGATTTGGCTGTCTGTTTGGCGCTAATTCGTCCAGCAAAGAAACATCTACTAAATAAAAGTAGAGCAGAGATTGACAACAACATCTGGGTTCCACCCACCGATGATACGTACTGGTTTAAGAAAGGGCATGCCCTTTCTTATGCACTTTCAATCACTGTTCAGATGAACCTAATCGTAGAGCAGGTACTAAGCAGTGGAAACGACGACGCAGCCCCGCTTTAACACAAATCTATGTGTCACAAACAAGGTTGGCAAAACAAAGCCACATCTTGGTGTGGAAATAATGAGCAATGGTGGTGTTCTATACACTATCTTTTTGTTCGAAATTTACGATCACGAAATGAATCTCAACTCTGGTAGATTCGTAAATTTTAATCAAGCTACAAAAGACTATCAAGCTTCATGTGTGGCTGAATCAACTAATAGAACCATTTTTGCTGGTCTGGAATTTGAATCTATTGGGCATTTGGTTCAGAAACAAGTGGAATGGTGTGCCGAGACCACATTCAGGGATCCTAGCCACTGGAACTTATCATTAGATCCACATCATGTTAGCAAGATTGGTATCAATTTCTTCTTTGACGACGTAACTACTGCCGTAACATTTAAACTACTCTGGTCATGAGTAGGTTGCTGTGGGGCACGGCTCACAATCCTCCCTTCAATACCTTACTAGTTAAGGTATCACCCAAAAATCCCGTAACGTTGAAAGAAGTGGCATATATGTATGCCTGGTGTAATTTGAATTCCACAAGATGGAATTTGCGAGTTGAAACTTCAAATGATAAGAAATTTGAAGTAACGTTCGCGTTTGATGATGAAGTAGAAGCCCTAGCCTTCAAACTTACTTGGGCCTTCAACTAATTTATTTGTCGGCTGGAAGGCGTCTAACTAATGTAATTTGGCGCTTGCGTATGCGACGTGAAATTGTCTCTTGCAAGCTTACCGCATGTCCCGACACTAGGTTAAAATCTTTACGACTGAAGTGGCGTAAATATGGTCGAAAGTGTAAAAACTGTTCCTTAAAGAATATGTTGATTGGGATTTGGCGATTACTACCCCACCACCATTCTTCACCGTACTTGAGGAACTGCATTCTCAATGCTTCGTCTGGGATCATATCCAGTACATACATTGACAATAGTGAGTTATCGGAATTCTGTATGATTCCGATATATTCCCGGTCACTGAACAGGCCGTAGCTCAGAAAGGGAAATGCTTCTAATATTTTCGAGATGTTTTCGTTCATGAACAGTTCTTGTTACAAGTGTGTGAGTATTTAGCTCGACAAAATTTAGGAGTCATAGATGCCTTCGTCTGACTGTTACGCCCAAGGGTGTATAAATAATCTATAAAGCGATAAGGGCTGGCTCATGGCAAATGTTAATCTGTACCACTATCCACAAGTAGTTCAACTTTCTCAACCGGGAGCCATTAGTTCGGCTTCCGTGATGAATCGCAGTGATTTCAGTATCTTCAAAAACGTAGATAACGACGTAGAATTTCTAGTCAAAACTTATGATAATAAGCCAATTGACCTAACCGGAAAGACTATTACTATTTACGTTGTTGATGCCAGGGATGATGCGTTAAAGATACAAAAAGAGCTTAGTTACAGCCCAACGATGGCAAAAAAAGGCCATGCGCGTTTGACACTAGTGCTAACCGATATTGCCGAGATAGATCCTGGATACCTCTATTACAGCGTATCTGTTACCGATATATCAAATAAAGAAATTCTTTTGTATACTGATCATTCAAGAACAGTACAAGGATTCTTTGAGCTGCAACCCGGTCCACTTCCTGGTCCACGTAAGGCTATAGTTATTTTACCTGATGACTTTTCACAACAGTCATGGGGTTCTGATACGTCAGTATCCAATTACTTAGTTGCCCAGCCATATCCCGGCGCTGCCCAAAGTGATAATAGAACAGGTGTTCATACTGTTGCAGTGTACTGCGACAACTACAGCGGCTATTTGAATATACAAGCCAGTTTGGAAAATGCTCCACCGTCAGCAATGGTGGAATGGTTCAATGTTGATATTGGTAATGAATATCATTATGACTGTGGACGTTGCTTTCCAGTCGATCCAAACTGTCCGCCATTACCTAGCTGGATTCCAAGCAATCCGCCAACACCACCAACACCACCAGTGGTACCGTGCCCACCAGGCCCACCGGCACCATGCCATGAGCATCGATTCCATCAACCTATATATAAGTTTATATGTTTTACTGGAATTAAGCAGTTTAGTTTTGTAGGCTCTTATATGTGGCTTCAATTTATTTTGAATGCCAGTCCTATCAATCACGGTAGCGTTACAAAGATTTTGCTTAAGAATTGACGGTGTAAATACCAACCCATACAATATGGGAAAGGTACATCGTCAACTATGCAAACAATTCAATTGATACAGGCCACATATGTGGCCTTTATCATCTATACATCACAATCGAGGAGCGTTTAATGGCCTTGCTCGAACTAAGAAATGCACTTATACAGGGAGGTCATGCCGCAGTTCATGACCCTGAACTTCTAATTAATACGATTAGAAAGAGTATTGTTGGGCCAATTAAGCGCAACAGTAATGGTATCAATATTAATTGCCCTATGTGTATCTCAAGAGGTGAAGCTAGACCGGATACCAAATTTAGATGTGGATTACGATTCTTCCCTGGTGGTAGTATCGCTATTAACTGTTTTAACTGCCACCTATCTACACGTTGGAGCCCTGGTCTATTGTTGAATGCCAATATTAGATCATTTCTGATTAATCTTGGGATAGACTCTGCCCAAGTTAAGCAAGTGGTAATGAATGCTTTATGGTTGGCAAGAAATGCCGAAACACAATTTGTATCAGAAAGTCCTATCTTTCTTCCACAATTTCCTGAAGTAAAACTGCCCGACCGGGCAAAGACGATTTCTGAATGGGCACAAACTGGCGAATCCAGTTTGGACTTCCTAGAAGTCGCACAATATCTCATCTCACGAGGAGATGACGTGTTTAATGCTAGTGACTATTACTGGACACCAGATATTAAGCATAGTATGAATAGGCGTGTTATCTTGCCATTCATACATAAAGAGAAAATCGTAGGTTACTCTGGTCGTATTATCGATGAAGGCTTTAAAGGCCCGAAATACTATTCAGATGTACCTGCGCATTACTTGTTTAACAATTCTATGATAGAACGACCACGCAAGTTTATAATACTTGTGGAAGGCGTGTTCGATGCATTGGCAATAGAAGGTGTGGCCACACAGGGCGCTAAGCTCTCCGAGCAGCAAGCGTATTGGCTAAAAGAATCAGGCAAACAAATTATTGTGCTCCCCGACCGTGATGCGGCGGGTCAGAAGCTCATCGATCTTGCTTTACAGCATGATTGGATGGTTAGTTTGCCAATGTGGGATTCTGGCATTAAGGATGCTAATGATGCAGTTAAGACATACGG